ATGACCCCGGACCCCGCTGCTCCGCTCTATGATCTGCCGGCGAACACTGGCGCGGCGCTCGCGCAGCTCCTTGCCGCTGACTGGCCGTATGCTGTCGGCCTGGCGGTCGTTGTGTGGGTTCTGCTGCTGGGCGTCCGTCACTTGCAGGATGCGGCGCGATGACTGGATTGCGTGGCCTGGCGGCGCTCGCGGGCGTCGCCGGCTCGCTGTGCTTCGCGGTACCCGCTAACGCGTTTACTGGCGTTTCTAGCACGACGGCTTTTGCCGATGTTCTTGCGGCTATGCAAGCGGACCCGTCGTTGGCGACGCCGGCGGCGGATTTCAGCACGCCGGCGTTGAAGGCGGAGTTTGGGCAAGTCGCGGGCGATGTGTCGTGGATGGATAAGGCTTATGCGGGCGCGTCGGCGAACCCGGCGCAGACGATTCTTTCTGATCCCACGTTCACTAGCGCGGAGAGTGCTGTCGAAACGTCGCTGGGCAGTTCCGCGTCGAGTGTTCCGGTTGCGGGTGTCACTGAGGCGCTGGTCGGTGGGGAGGCTGTCGATGCGGCGGCCGGCGCTGGACTGTTATCGGCGGTGGCGCTGCCGGGCGCGCTCGCGGTTGGGGCTGGCGCCTTGGTCTATATGGACATCACGACCGGATCTAACCCTATTAGCGTTGCCCTGTTCGGGCAGGCGAGTGACCCGGCGGCGGGTGGCGCGACGACTGGCGCTAATCAAGTCGTGCCGGACTCTCTGTATTGGGCGATTATCAACCTGCCGCCGACTGCCACGAATTACACTATGGGGAGCTACCTGGGCAACGCGGACCTCTCTCCGGGCGCTTCGTACTATGTGCCGCTTCCGAGTCAAGCGCAGGCGCATGAGAAAGCTCTCTACGTCCTAGTGGGACGCTATCCCGGTGGTGTGCAGCATGTGGCAGAGCAGATTTTTACGGCGCAGCCTGCTACTGAGGCCGGGCCGTTTATTGATCCGGACACGTATAACAGTCCGCAAAGCGGGGTGTGTTGGCCGGCTCCGCAACGCTCGGTGGCAGGCTGGCCTCCTGTTGCGGCCGGTGCGCGGACGATCTTCGCTCCGTTTCAGAATAACTCGCCGTGTGCTGCGACTGGTGGCGCGTCTGTCGTCCGTGACTCGCGCCGGATGCCGACTGGGTTTCCTCGTCCGCGTCCGTCGGGATCGTCGGCCAGTGGTAGCGCGACTGCGCATCCCCTGGGCGGTAATGCTGATCTTGCTGCGGCGATTCGTGGCCTGGGCGCGGCTATCGCGGACGGTAATCATGACAATCTCGCGCAGTTGTTCAATAATGGTGCGAGTACGGGGGCGAACTTGCCTGGCGTCGTGTCGGTCAGTCTGCCGTCCCCGACTCCGGGCGAGGTCGTCACGCACTATGTGGGTCGTCTTCAGACTGCGGGTTTCACGCATGTAACGACGACGGTTCTGACCAGTCCTAATACTTCGGTCGGGCCCGACGTCGTTGTTAGCGTCACGCCGGCGACGCCGACTGTCGGATCACTCGACACACCTATAGAGGTCAAAGCTAACCCTAGTGATGCTCCCGCTGCGGGGCTCACGCCGGGTCAATCAATCGGGAGTCCTGGATGCTCGCTGTCGCCCCCAACTTCGTCGGTCAACCTGTCCCCGCTAACGTCACTGAATTTCGGCAGCTCGTTCCCGTTCTCCGTCCTGCCGTGGGTGACAAGCGTCCTAAGTGGCGTTGTAACGCAAGGTCAACGTCCACAGGCAACGTTCTCTGTCTTTGGGACGACGGTTTCTACTGGCGATTCTCTAGCGCCCCTGGATTCGGTGTTCAGCGCGCTCCGGACGTTTCTAGCCGCGTTGCTTTGGCTGGGTGTCGTTTGGTCCTTGTGGCGCCGGACCTTCGGCGGGGCGAGGGAGGTATAGGGGCTAGTGTTCGGGCTACTAGCTCCGCTGTTCGACTTTCTCAAGTGCCTAGTGCTGTTCGCGGTGGGCTGCGTGGAGTGGGTGCTCTTTACCGTGATCAACCTGTTGATAGCGGCGGTAGCGGGCCTGGTGGGGGTGGTCCTGGGGCTGCTCCCCTCGGTGACGCTGCCTACCATAGCGCTGCCATCCTCGTTTGCGTGGGCAAACTACTTCCTGCCGATGGATCAAGTGCTCCTAGCGCTGGCGGTCATTCTGGCAGTAGCGGTCGCCTGGCCGCTCGCGCGGCTCCTGCTCAACTGGGTAAAGGCGCTCTGAGTTCGGGTGCGGCCGCTGTCGCTGCTCCGCGTCCTGCCGTCCTCGTGCCCGCTCAGCACAGCGGCGCGAGCGGCGTCAATAACGCCGGGGGGACCGTTGTACCTGGCCGCGTCGGGCCTCCTGCTCGCGTTGCTCCTGTGGGTCCTACTGGTCCTGTTGCCAAACCGCCTGCGAGCACGCCGGCTGCGCCGGCTAAACCGGGCTCTGTGGTCGGTGGGCTCAAGAAGGGTGCTGGGCAGCTCGGCGGTCAGGCTGCCGGGATTTTCTCGGGGCTTGCGCCTGTCGGCCTGGTGCTTGTGGTGCTGCTTGTGGTCTGGCTTGGTGTCCAACGTGGGCGGGAACGCTCGTTCTGGCGGCGCACAAAGCCGCGGCTCACGGTCGCTCATGAGGAACGTCTGATGACCGAAAGTAAACCGCCGACGTCTAGCTCTGAGGTTCCGTTCTGATGGGCGTTGAGGGTTGGGTCGGGTATCACGGTCAAGGCAAAACGTATTGTGCTGTCGCGTCCGCGTTACGTCAACAGGCGCGCTCCGGCGTTGAGATTTGGAGTAACGCCGACATTCTTGGGGCGCGGTCCTTTCAAACGTGGGATGAACTTATGGAACTGATCGAAGCCGCAAAGATCGAGCAACGTCGCGCGATTGTCCTGGTGGATGAGGCGGGTAAGTTTCTTTCGTCGCGGTTCTGGGCCAAGATGGACCCGCGGGTTCTGACTTTGCTGCAGGAACGGCGCAAAGTCGGCCGCGGGCTTGATCTCTGGTGGACTGCCCCGTCGTGGCGCATGATCGATGCGCAGTTGCGTGACGTCACGCAATACGTGCATACCACCAAGCGTTACGGTGGCTCCGAATATTCGCACGATTCGGGTCGCCCGCCGTTCATGTTTCTGGAGCGCACATTTCGTCCGGACTCGATGGCAACCGACACGAGCCAAGTCCGCAAAAAGGCGAAGCCGATCAAGCGGCGTTACCTGCATTTCTCGCCTGTCCTGGCGGCGATGTATGGGACTGCGGTGCTCGACATGTCGAAGCCGATGGCGGTCAGGCTCGCTCAGCGACCTGATTTTTACGGTGTTGAGGATTCGTCCGTGCTCCCTGTTGAGCCACAGCGCTTGGAGTTGGTGCAGCCGGCTGGCCGGCGTCGGGGGTCGAAGTGATCTATCTCGCGTTGTTCTCTGTGCAGCTCGCGGCTTATGTCGCGTCGTCTGTTTGGCGTCGGCCGTGAATGGTGGCTGGTTGCTCTATGCGGTGGCTTTTCTGTTGCTCGTTCGGTGTCTTGGCTGGCGTCCGCTTCGGCGTGTCGGTGGGGACCGGGCGTGGTATCGCACGGTGTATTTGCGGTCACGTCACTGGCGGCGTGTGCGAGCGCGGGCGGTGCGGCGCGCTCACGGTCGGTGTGCCCGGTGCGGTCGGCGCGGCCGGCTTGACGTGCATCACAAGACGTATGCACGGCTGGGCCGTGAACGGCGGCGCGATCTTGTTGCGTTGTGTCGTGACTGCCACGACCGCGAGCACCGGGGGAAGAAGATTTTGGTTAGGTAGTACAAACTTCCAACGTCTTACTCTTGTCTTGACAACGTCCGACGGACGTAGTACACTGGTCTTACAGTGTCAATCGATGGGAAGGGCGAATCAATGACTACGCTCCACGCTGAATCTGGGTTGTTCCTTGCAGAGCCGCGCCGGCGGATGTCCGAGGATCTGGGCTTCCCGGTCGGGATCGCTACCTACATGGCGCTGGCCGCCGCCCCCACCACCTGGGAGCTGTGGCGCGACCGCGCTATCGCCCTGCTTGAGCGGGCCGCGTATCACCTAGGCGACGACAATGCCGATGACGCTGGCTCGGATGCCAGCGCCGCGCTCGCGTGCATCGAGATCGGCTCTGGCCAGATGCATACCGACGAACTTCTCCCGTACCCGTTCCCCGGTGAGGAGCAGGAGGGTCCAGCCTGTACGTGCCCGCCCGATCTTGTTGCACGCGGTGGCTTTCAGAGTTGGTGCCCCGCCGACGACCACCCCCTCCCGGCGACGTCGCTGCCGGCGGGTCCGGCCAACATCGCGGCCGACGTCGTCTGCCGGTTCTGCGGTGACGGTCACGTCCAGGGTGACCCGGACACGTTCTGCCCGGAAGCCCTGGCGGTCTGGGATCACATCGGCGACGCGCTCGGCATCCCCGAAGGGGGGTGCTGAGTCGTGGCGCGCAAGAGTCCGGCGTCGGTCACGGTCCGCATGGGCTTCGACGATAATCGTCGGCTCGATCTGCTCGTTGCCGCGGTCCGCGACTCGCTGAACGAGAACGCGGCTGTTGCGCTCGATCAGGAGGAGGTCGCTCTGCATCGCGTCTATTCGGGAGCGGCCGCGGCGACGACGCGCTCCGATGCGATCCGCACTTTGTTGTGGTCCTGGGAGGCTGGCGTTATCTGGCCGCCCGCGCCGGCCGCTGACGTGATGCCGGGTCAAACGTCAATTCCGATCCGCGGCGCGTGATGCTCTCCACGGCGCTCGCGGTCGATCATCTCGTCATTGCCCTGGTCGTCTTGCTCCTGGCGCTGGAGCTTGGCGCGGGCTGGGACCGGACGCCGGCCTGATGTGCTCGCCTGATCCGCAAGCGGACGCGTTGCGTCGCTCGTTCCTCTGCGCGCTCGTCGCGCTCGAACTCGAAGTCTCGCCGACGTATCTCCATCGCGCCCGTTCGCGCTGCTTGCGCATGAGCCGCGACGCTGAACGGCGGCTGGCTCCTGAAGCCGCGTCCGCCTGGCTGCGGGCCGCTGCGATCCTCGCCGACGACCTCGCCCGCCTGACGCCAGCGCGGGGCGTCTGATGACCTCTCGCGCGCCCCGTCGGGGTTCCGGATCTGCTCCCCGCGGTTCTCGCAAAGTGAATCTCCGCCGTTTGAGACGTCGCGGGCCTCGCCTGGCCGGCCACTCTGCAGCCTGCGCTCCCTCCCGCGCCCGCTCGGGTCCCTCTCTAGAGCCGTTTTTCGCGGTCTGGATCGGCTCGGCGATCGAAGTGCCCTGCGCGTCTGGCTGCCTGTCGCATCGCCTGCTCTGCGCCGCTGCGCCGGCCGCTTGCGGCCGGTGCGTGGCGCCAGCCGTTCGGTGGGCTCCGGACCGCTCGGCTCTTCTAACAGCCGAGTTTGTTTCAGAACTGAAACGTGCCGTGGGTCGATCTGGCGTTCTGAGCGGGCCTGCTGCTCGCGCTTCGCGGGGCCCGGATGCCTGTTGAGGTTGCGGGCGCGGGGGTCGATACGTGGTCCCCGGCGTGGCGCGTGGACGCGGAGAGTTCCGCGGGGCGTTTGTTGGGTTCGCTGGCGGTTGAGAAGTCTAAGCGGGGCTACTTGATTCCGGTCGCGGATCTGCTTGTCCGTGGCGGTGACGGCGCGCTAGCGCCGCTGCCGGGTTACCGCGTCGGCTGGAATAGCGGCGCGTCGATGCTTTGGGCGGAGGGGCATCCGCTCGATGGCGGGCTGTGTTCGCCGGACGCGCTGCCGGCCGCGTTTGCGTCGCTGGTCGGGGATCTTCTGGCTGCCGGCGTCCCGGTTCCGGGTGGGCTCTCCCGCGACGAATTCTATGTGGGCGGGCTTGGTGACTTGGACGACTACCGCGGCCGTCGTCACGATGGCTTTGTCGGTGTCCGACGCGTCGATTCGACGGTTGATCTTCGCTTCGATTCGCCTGGGGAGGGGCTGGCGGCGCTGGCCGGCGTCGGGGCGGTCGTCGCGCACGGCGCTGGGCATGCGCAGTTGCGTTATGGCGTGGACGGCGGGCTTGAAACGATCTATCTTCACGGTCGCGGTGGACGGACGATCTTGGGTCGTTGGTATGACAAGGGGCTAGAGGCTGGCAGCGCTCCGCGGGGCACGCTGATCCGGCCCGAGGATCAGCGGCGTTATGTCAAGGAGACGAGGCGCGATGTGCCAGAGCTGACCAGTAGGTATGTTCGTGATCAATTTCAACGTCGATTCGTGTCGCTTTACAAAGCATCGAAAGGAGTCAAGGTGACTGGTCCGATAGGGATAGCTGATCGGTTGGCTGGGATGATCGAAGCGAAAGAAATAACCGCGCGGAAGGCTGAACAGCTCGCTGGGTATGCGGTCATGCGCGCCGCGTCGCGCGGTCGGGTGCGGTCGCTTCCGCAAGATGAATTCGGGCGCGTCGATCTTGAGCAGGATTCCGGCTACGCGTCTCGAACGACGGATTGGCGTCGCCGCGCTGACCTGACGAACTACGGTCTGGTCCTTGCCGATGGCGTGCTCGACGAAGTAGAGGTAGACCTTGAAAGTGTGCTGGAGCGGTGCTTAGACTCGGCAGCCTGGGGTGCGGTTGGCTAGCACGTTCCGCGCCGGTTGTCTAATAGGTTTCGCGGGAGGTTTCGACTTGTAACATTCTATGTTTAGGGCTAAAGCGTTTTCGACGAATGGTCGATGCTGGATATGCGGGCACTAAAGCTCGCATATCCCGAATCGGAGTCGAACACGTTATGGCACTACGTATCCCAGTCGGACCGTTTGAGGTCGAATACCGCGGCGTCCAGCCGGGCGGCGAGTTCCCTGATCGTGTGACGGGTGCGGTCGTCTCCTACGCTCCGAAGCTCAAGTTTGAGTATGACGAAGCTAACGGCGACGTCGTGCTCTTCCCGGTTGGTTCCGGGCAGATTGACAAGTGCGTCCCGCCTGTCGATTTTGAGTCGTTCAAGAAGGGCGAGCGGTACACACTGCGCGGCTTCGCGATTCTGGCGGATAAGGGTTCGGATAAGGACTCCTACTTGCGGATCGAGTCCTGCATCCCGGTGCTGGTCAAGCGTCCGACGCAGGCCGGCGTGTGACCTACATGCGGTTCGCGTACAGTCACGCAACGTATGCGCTGGAGTGCGACGACTGCGGCGCGATCAAGCTCGTCCGCGGTGCGCCGGGGGAGACTGGTGGCGTGGATGGCTGGTTTATCACGGCGAAGGACCGCCACGCCTGCCCGTTGTGCGTGTCGGCGATTGAGGTGCGGCTGCGGCGCGAGCGCGACGTGCGTCGCCGGCATGATGCTGCGCGGATCTTGGCGTCGGCTGCCTGATGCCGGTGCAGCTTGTCGAGTTGGCGGACCAGAACGGGCGCGCGATTGTTTGGCCGCATGTGATCAATCCGCTGACGGATTGGGCCCGTCTGCTTGAGGTAACGATCATCACGGTGGGGGTTATCGTGATCGTGCTCCTGGCGGCACTTGTCACTGCGTTGATTTGGAGCCAGCGGGCATGA